TTCTCAATATCACTTGAAATAACTGTATGGCAGACCGTGTTGAAAACAAAAGTACTCATAGTCTCCAGTGGTACCGTTTGCATCCATCAGCCATGATATAGCCTGCTGGCGACCCATTGCACCATTAATAATAGTATTGGCCACCAATAACTCAAAATCAGTTATAGCATTATTCTGGTCGATAATATATTGCTGGTTACGATTATCCATTGCAATTAATAATTCATCCCATTCCGCCTGCTTCTCAGCATCGGTTGCGTCCGACCAGAATGACCAAAAGTGCTCGCGTGGCCTATAACCGCGCGCGTCCTTATGCAGGTCCGATATAAGGTCATTGTCAAAGGTGTAAGTTTTTGTGCTCATGAGTGGTATTCTACAGGTTCTGGCGGGTTTGGCAATATAGCGCAAAAGTACTCAAGCGGTTGGCTGGAGTATTTCGGTTCCAACGCCCAGCCTCCGTGTCCACCCCAGTCCTTGCTTTCGAATAGGTCCTATTATACACGGATCCGCTGGATTGGCAAGCCCACCATCCAATGTCCATCCGTCCGGTCGACTATTCCGATAGCGCTTGACATTCCCGTTGGTTCTGGTACAATGGTTCCATCAAATCGAAAAGGAGCTAAAATGACAGAATTCGAAAAGCAGTGCTACGGCATGTCCACCCAAGATATCCGCGAGCAATACATGGAGAGCTTGACGGCTCGCGTGTCTGGTCTGGAAATGGTTGTGATGGGTATTCTCTCCGATGCTCAAGAGCTCCAAGCGTGCAACACCGCTCGGACTCTGAACCAGTCCCGTCAGCTCATGAATGTTGCAAAATATATCTTGAGTGAAATGCTGGAAGAAAAAAGTACTCAGGTTGCCTAAACGGCGATTTTGTACTATAATTGGTCCTATCAAATCAAAAAGGAATTTAAATGTCGAATTACACTTTCCCCTGCGCTTCTGTTGGTGGTCTCACTTACAGCCAAATGCTCACAACCATTGCTGAGCTGAAGCTGGCCGTTAAGCGTGAGAGAGCCATCCGCTCTGCCATGCGAATTGCCAAGGCTGAGGTCCGCCAAGCGAATGCTGAAGCACGCCGTGCCAAGGCCATTGAGCGTGCCGAAGTCCGACTGGCTAAGCTGCTGGCTAAGCAGGTTGGTCCAGTAGGTGCCAAGGCGATCAAAGCCAACCGCCGCCCTTCCAAGGGACGCACGGTATAACCTAGCGGATTGGTCAAGTATTCCGAGAATGCTTGCCTTTCCCTCTGGTTCTGGTATAATTGATCCATCAAATCAAAAAGGAAACGAAAATGAATGCACCGCGCTTTACACTGGAATATGATGAGGACTTTGGCCGTTATGAGCTTGTCTCCTGGACCGCGAGCGCCAATGGCGGCCGTGGCGAAGTGCTCTCAAAGCATTACAGTGAAGCTGCGGGGCTTGAAGCTCTAGAGGACGCAATGGTGATGGCTGAGGCAGAGCAGCGAGAGCTGTTCGATACAGGCTCCGAATTTGACGATATGGATGGCGACCATGCCAGTGCTCTTGCTTCTGTAGGTTGGGGCACCGATGAGGATTATGGTTCATTCTCTGACATGGAGGAATATTGAAATGGTTTTGAAAGTTACTGAAAAAGTACTCATAGTGGTCTATGCATTGGCCATTATAGTTGTAGCAATTGATGTATTCGCATGGAGGCCTTAATATGAAAGTACTCATTTTTATCCTTGGCTCGCTTGTCGGTGCATATTATAACACAGCTGTGCTGTCGGTGGCAAGCGCCTCGCGGGAATTGTTGACCAAACTGGTGGAGTACTGCTTGACAATTCCTGCCATTGTGGTATAATTGATCCATCAAATCGAAAAGGAAACAAAATGCTGCTATTCACCTCCCCAGTCTCCAATCCAAAAACCGCAAAATCGCTTGCTGAGAATTTTGCCACTTACATTCTCCACCTGGCTCCAGCGAGCTTGTCTGGCCACAATACTTGCCCCAAGGCTACTGCTGGTTGCGAAGCTGCTTGCCTCAATACCGCCGGCCGTGGTGGCATGTTTAAAAAAGGCGAAACCACCAACACCATCCAAAAAGCGCGTATCCGTAAAACGCAGCTCTTTTTCTCCAACCGTGAGCTGTTTATGCAGCTCTTGGTTAAGGACATTCAGCTCGCAAAAAAGCAAGCTGCTAAAAAAGGCTTAACCGCTGTTTTTCGCTTGAACGGTACAAGCGACTTGTCCTTTGAAAAGTATTCTGTAATGGTTGACGGTGTGGAGTACAGTAGCATTTTCGCTGCTTTCCCAGAGAGCCAATTCTATGACTACACCAAGGTGCTTGGGCGTAAGGTGTCACACCTTGCTAATTACCACCTGACATTCAGTGCTGCGGATGGTAATGATACCGATGTTAGCAAGGCCATCACCAATGGAATGAATGTTGCTGTGGTGTTCGGTATACCAAAGAGCCAGCCAATGCCTGCCTCATATGATACCCGTCCCGTATACAATGGCGATATGACCGACTTGCGCTTTCTGGATCCAAAAGGTGTCGTGGTTGGGCTGTATGCCAAAGGGCGTGCTAAAAAGGATGCCACCGGCTTTGTGAAGCGGCCAGTGTTTATGATGGCCATGGCTGCTTGATTTATTGAGGTGCTTCGGCGTGACTTGGGGCGCTGCTCGAAAGGGTAGCGCCTCTTTTTTTGGCTGCTTAGTGGGGAGCTGTATGGATGGCGTTAGCGGATAAAAGCCCCACCTGGTCAAACTCTTTTTCTCCAATTTTTATTTTCTGTGGCTCCCCAAGCATTTCGAAATTTTTTTCTAGGAGCCCCTCCCTAGATTTTCGAAATTTCTCCGCTTCTTTTAATGTGCCTACTTCATAGCCTTTCTCTGGATGCACTCTCAGAGCATTCTCAAGGTTCTCTATGATTCTCTCTATGTCATTGGTTTTCAAACGGATACTCCTCTGTGCCACTAAACACATACTCTGTTTTTGGTGTATAAGGAAACTTGATTGGAACTGCCGAATCGCGTGAAGTGAAATATGTCTTACTCATCTTACCATCTTCTTCGTTCTTGTACCACTCCCAGAAAACCTTACCATCGGTATAGTATGCTTGCCCATCGAACCTGTCTGCTGATTTAAATACTGCACTGCATCGTTTGTTCTGGTATGAATCAGGTCCGACAAAATCAGACACATCGTTCCATTCCCAGTCTTCGCCAGTCAGTGGAACAATCGGGTCAAACTTTGCTAACTTAGAGAATAGTTCGATTGCATATAGAGCGGAAGAACCAGAATGTCCTGCACCATGGAAAACTTCTAATAGGTCAAGCACATGCAAGCATACCATCTCCTGCATATCATCAGTATAGTTGCCATTCTCGTCTAACCACCCAGCAGCCCGGAATTCGCTCAGTGCATGTGATTCATAATTACTCATTTGTCTAGTGTTCCCTTGCGAGTTAAGTATTTGTAGAAGAATTGATTGATTGGTCCGTACATGTGTCTTGGTCCAACAAAGACTCTTAGGTATGGAAGTACGAATCCAAATCCAATCGTGTTAGGTGATATTTCTATGTCAAACTGTAGGCTTACATGGTGCATAGTCCAAATGTGGAAGATTAACCAGTGTACGCTTGTGTCCCATGAATTATACTCATCTCTGGCACGGTATGTGAATCTTGGTACCAATGGGCACAAGTCGTTACACCACAGTTTATGGAGTGGGTAATGTTCCCACCAGTTCATTTCTCGTTTAGGTTCACTCATAATTGTTTCGCCAGTCTTAATATTTTTACTTGATCTGATGGAGCCAGATATGCTCTTATCATCAGTTGTCTATGCATTGTTATTGGATCGTCACGATGGGTAAATTCAACTAGTTTATTCTCCATCATAAAGGTTACCATATCTCTTGTGAGTTTTTCTTTCAGTTGCATAATGACAGCAGCATCTCCATCTTCCATCATTAGTTTGAAAGAATCACTCATCTCTGCACGGCCGACTACCATCTTTCCACCGATGGCATAGTCATATGTTTGAAAGATTGGATCGGTTATCAATCCAATTCCCTCTTAATTCCGAAATGTTCTCTAATCAAATCACCCTGTGTATTACCACCTTCAGCAAGTATCCAATCAACTTTGCTAGCACATTCTTTCACAATCAACAGCGCGAATTGTTCTTTGAAGTTACCAAAGCACTCCAATCCCTGAGGTGTCATCCACGCAGCGAGCAGTTCGGCTTTATCAGCCAGTTCTTTAATTCGTTCGTTCATTCTTTATCCTTTGCATAAGGCTCTGCGAATGCTGTGATTATATTATACACTCCATCCTCACTTTTGTCAAATAGGATATCGCCTGTGTGTATACCTGCATATCGGTAAAGTTTATTTTCCTCGTCAACACACTTGAACACATCAAGTTCAATGGATGGTTCACCGAATATATCAAAGTGTACCATTTGCTTTTCACGTAGTTCTTGTAGTTTGGCAATAAGAGATTTAATTAACATCACTCAACTCCAAAATGTTTTTCCAATAATTCAATCATGTGATTTACTCTTTGCAACAATTCAATATTGGCTTTTGTAACCCACATATCAAATTGTTCTTTAGGAATTGTTACTAGTTCTTCATCATCCATATGTCATCCTATACCATCTGATCTATGATTCTTCCCTTGTCACACTCTTGGACTTTTCGTTGATTCTCTGCAATACGGTTTGCTTCAAGTGTATCAATGATTCTTTTGTCCTGCATCATCTTTGCATCTTGTCTTTGCAACTCAATATAGTGTGTCGTTGCTGGATTACTTTGGCCAATTTTCATCGTTCATCCTTTTGTCTGCGTTTGTGGTTCTCCATGAATGCCTCCGGATCTCTATCATGTGAATCGATAAGTTCTCTCAAGGACTCTTCGATAAGCTGATTGAAAGTGATATCACGCTCATGTGCAAGCTTCATGTAACGCAACATATCTTCGTCTGAGAACTCCACTGGAACTGACACACGGGTATCGTAGTCTTCTCCTGATTCGATGGCTATGCACTTATCATAGAAGTCATCATCAACTTCAAGATCAACATAGTCAACATTGTCCCATGCTTGGTCCTTATGGCATCCACGGGCTTTGGCTTCGTCAGCATGTTTCTGAATGTAATTCGGATTAATCATTCTGTACGCACGATCATTGGTGAAATCACATGCATTGACTTCAAAGACTTCCTGTGTCTTGGTATCGAATGTAATGTTGAAACTAAAACCACCTTCGTCTTGAATACCATTCCAACTATCAAGTGAATAAGCACTCAGACCATAACAACTCCAACCATAAGGACTGCCCTCAGTAATCTTATAGTCAACCAATTCCATAAAGTCTTTCATCGTAATCATTTTTTCTCCTTAATCCATGTACAAGCAAAACAAATTTTCATCATCCAACGAACAAAACAGTTTGGTTCTCCACCTTTAATCGGTCTGTATGTGATGCCACTGCCATCAGTTGAACCAAACATATAACATTTCCACTCACTCGATTCTGTTGGTTTGATTATATAAAGTGGATCGGATGAAGAGAACACTGGACCGGTGGTTCCTCCAACGGGGTATATTTTTTCTGTATCGACAATCATTCTGTTCCATCCAAACGCTCAGCAATGTCCAAAAAGTTCTGACAGAATTCACGCAGCAAAATATAACTATTCATTTCGCGCATACTCATGTCTAACTCCTTTAGTGTCTCTGCTTCATCCATTGTCTCAAGGCATTGCCTCATATCTCGCATGGTGTTTTCAAACATACAGTAACTCATATTCATAATGAAGTTCTCTATTTTTTTATGTTGTCACGGTCTGTGACTTCAAGTTTGTCCATAACAAAACTGTGTGCTTTGTCCCAAACATCAGGTTCTCCCCAGAAAAGAAAGACAAGTATAATAATTACCAGAATATTCATGATTAACCTCGTTTAATTATTTTGATGGCCAGTTTTATTTCTGAGATATCTTTTCTTTCTCTCCAGGTACCCACAAAAAATCCTTCTAAACTACTCAACCCACGGAGAACATCGGCCGAATGAACATATATGTAACGGGGCCATTCGGATAAATTATCGTGTGTACTTAGTTTTGTTTGGACATAATGTTCGAATTGATTGTATGTTCCGGCGACTATGTATATTCTCTTGCGTGAGCTGATATCATCTAGTCCAAATTCATCTAACAGAACTTTAGTGGGTATGATCCCGGAAACCCTGGAAGAAGCCGGTGTATTATTGTTTGCCATTGCAATATGTGTATAGTTTAACGTAGTAAGCAAATCTAATTGGTTCATGGTCCAAATCAGGAAGATTCTCTCCAAAAAAAGATTTTAACTTTTCGTAGAAATCATTTACTTGTTCATCAGTCATTTTGTTTATGAGTAGTACTTGTCATAAAGTTTTTGCAAAATAGTCATAACCATTTCTGCTGTAATTCCAGAATCTTCTGTCAGGCTGTCTTCAATTGGATTGACATGCAAACAATCAAGTACTTTATCATTCCAAACATAGATACACACCTCTTCTTTTGGTCGATGTTGAATCATATTACCAAAGGTGAATGAATACACCTCATGTTCAGGGAATTCAAACCTTCTTTGACCAGAATTTTTATGAATGAAGATTGCATATGATTCCAAGTCTACGTTGGTACCTTCTTCATAGATAGTTTCACCATTCTCATCTGTGGTTTCTGTTACACCATAACCATCAAATGCAATTTTGATTTCTTTGAGTGGTGAAATGTTCTCACCAATTTCTAGCCCAGACTCACCAACTACTCGGCTGTCTAGAATCTTTTGAATAATCTCTTCGTATTCCATCTTACACCTCTTTATAAATGTTTGACCAAATTTTTAGTTTTTCTTTTTTAGCCATTCTAGCAGCATTTAGCTTCGTATCTGTTATTATACACTTTTCCACCAAAATGTCAATCATGGCTTGCAAATCACCAATCTCTTCTTCCAAACTTTCCATATTACTTTTGCCAGTCACTGGATGTTTGGAGTCGAAACCAAAACGGAAAATTTTAGAAATGGATTGTGTGACCTCTGCACATTCTTCCTGTGTGATACACAAAATCTCTTTCATCTGTTTATTCATATTTTAACCGTTAATGATTTCGTTCAACAATACTGTATTGCCATCACCACCTTGGCAAAAACTCTCCGCCAGCGTCTGAGCATCTGGTTCATTTTGCAAAGTGGATCTCTGTACAACTTTCTTATTGATGTACAGTGCAACTTCCCAATGGTCCCATCGTGGATCCATGTGTTGTTTTATACGGGTAACTGTGGCAGTCCGGCCTCCAGTTCCATTATATTCTGAATAAAGTTCCATGATAATTCCTTAAGTGATTAGTCCGATAAAACGGTTCAGCACAATTCGACTTGCTAGGCGCTGACCGCTATACTTTGCAAATGCAGCAACGATACCTCGATTCGTTACATTTTCTTTAACTTCGAATGTTCCAGCTTCATCTGTATCTAGGCCGGATGACCGCAAGATGTAGTACTCATCATAACCACTGTTTTCTAAAATTGTAAAGTTGTCTTTGCGGAATGAACTCTTCAATTCTTCGTGATTGGTTTGTTTAGAATACCATTGGTGTATTTTACGATTAAACTCTCGACCAGAAATTACATAGAACCCAATCACATTAGAATTTGTCCTAAGTTTTAACAATTTAATTAAAGCTTGTGTCTGTTCGGATTGATTGCGAGATTCCATATCAACAATGCATTCATTTTTGTTTATCGTATCACGAATCACCATTTTTGTTCCACGACTACTTGCCACAGACAAATGTGACCTGTCGTTTAAATTATATGTGTAATAATCGCGGAGTGTTCCACCTTCGCCATCTGTCAAAAAGATTGTATTGACGATTTGAAGTTTGTTTCTTTTCTGAAAATCTGGAACAACCGTCATTGCATGTATAATGGCATCATTCAGTGGAGTGCCTTGCATGTAAAACCAATGTGGTCTAGCTCCTGGTCTTCCATTGTACATACCGCACATATTAACGAGTGCTGAACCTGCAAAAGTGAAATCTGAATTATTCATTCTACTGGATAGAATGTTCAACAGTCCATGGCCATGAAGAGCTATGTCATTCAGTTTACGTTTCTGATTAACCATGTATTGCTTTTCGGTGTCATCAGTGAATGCATAAACTTCAAAAGGAATATTCACTTTTCTGCAAAATAAACACAAATTAATCAGTTGTTTCAAAGTATTGGCCATATGTTCAGTCATAGAACCAGACCAATCAAGAAACAATACTAACCCATGTGATTTGCCACCTGGCACAACAGAGACTTTTTTGAAAATGTCTTCGTTGAAGTTGTAAGAGAACAATCTTTTCATGTCGAGATCACCGGTTTTAGCGGTTGAAGCTCGTTTTAGTTGGTCTGCATTCTTACGCATCTCAAATTCTTTGGCAAGATACGATACAACTTTGGAACTTTCGTTTCGGAGTTTCAGGTAACCTACAGTGTCAATGAAAAAACCATCACTTTTGTACAATTTCCACAAGCTTTTGTAATCGAATACAAGTTTTGGATCAATTTCTGGAATATTTACGTATGTGTAATTTCCCGGTTTTTCATCAAAGAGTCGATTTTCATTTTTCTTGAATGATTCATCTGTGAACGAGCGAATTTCATCATCTGAAATATTATCTTCATCAGAAAAATCGTCAATTTTCTCATTTGATTTTGATTTTTTTTCTGGTTTATCGTTAGTTTTAGATTCAGGCAATTCATCAGAGTCAAAATCTTCATCATATTCACTCTCCGAATCGTCTCCATCGACTTCCTCGAAATCATCGTAGTCATCATCACCATCTTCACCGTCTTCGGCTTTGGATTTTGCCCGTTTTTCTTTTTCCTCTTTGATTTTCAGCTTCATGTATTCAACAATGCGAGCGGAAACATCAATTACATCGTCATATGTTTCGGTTGTCTCAACATCATTGAGTAAATTTCGTTCTTCGTCATTAAATTCAATACGCAGGCCTGCACCGGCTTTACAATGCAGATTAATCCTGTCGATAAAATTCATTTTGTTTATATTCGTGTCATTGATACCAAAGAAATCTTTGGTCAAGAGCTCTTGATAAGCTTTTGTGAACGAATTTTTCAATCCTGGATATTTGTATTTGATTTTTCTTTCAATCCTGGAATCTTCCACCACATTTGCAACGCCCATGTGAATTTTCAATTCTTTAGCTCTCAACATTCCGTACATTGGCGTGTATAATGCATGGCCAACTTCATGTCCTGTGAAAAGGTCATAAAGATATGAAGAAATATTTTTGTCCAATGTAGGAATAGTCAAAATTCGATTCAATACATCGAATGATGCCGTCTGAACCGGCCGTTGTTCAACGGTCAAGTTCTCCGTTGCCATCAGTTTAGCCAAAAGTGATTTCGAATCAATCAGTTCCATTATTTTTTCTCTGTAATATGTAAAACATTGCCTGTGGGTGTCTCTACAACTTTAATATTGATTGTGGTGTTCTCTTTCCAACCCATCATTTCAATAAGTTCATCTGGAAATTGCAGAATTGCATCACCGGTGCCGTCATCCGTTTCAATTAACTCTGTAACCCAAGATTTTTGACTATCACTCATAACTTTCTTTCAATTTATTGTAATTTTCCAAATCTTTTTCAAAATGTGTCTGTACTACCCAAGAACGAACAGCTTCATCTAGTGGTTTCCATTCCACATTCGATTTATTTTGTTCTACCGTTACGTTTGGCATTTGTTCATTCATTTTTTTCACCTTTGTTGATATGTTTTTGTTTACGGTTGTATTTTACACTAATTTTATGCTTTTGTAAAGGCTTAATTGGTGTTCTACAGAATGGTCGTTGTAATTTTACAACAAAACTTATTTTATCTCTCATTTTACCGCCTCATGTTTGAAATTTGTATGGCTTCTTCGCTATTGAACACCGGCACAGCGTTTGACTTGTGCATTGTTGCAATACCTAATACTTTTGTGCCGGTATAAACCTTTGCATCCGCTTTGAGTGCAGGTACCGATCCTGTATCTAGGGATTTATGCTTAATTGATTCGCGTCCAGCAGGAACGGACAATTTATAATCCGTCATCACATTGGAGGATTTAGGTAAAATGAGTTTTTTTGTTGGCTGATGCGATTGCAACCACTGCTCGTATTGTTCGCGCTTGGCCTTCGGCAATTTCTTTGCCTTTGACTTTGGTGTTCGTGTATAGATCATCATACTAGTTCCTTTGAATGTATTGATTATACTACAAACAAGAACTTGTGTCAAATTGTGTGTTGTACTAAAACAACATGAAAAATTAAATGAAGTGTTTAACTTTTCTCTTGGTGGTTTTTTGTGAGTTTTCGTAACTTGCGAAATAATCATAATCCTCAGAATTGGATTTTTTTCTTCCAGATTTCTGTTCTTCTCGCTTTTTCTTCCTTGGCTGGAAACCTACACTTTCCTCATAATCGTAAAAATCTTCCGAGTTACGATATTTACTCAAAATTTTCGACACTTTAATTTAACTCCTTATTTAATAACAGCAAATGTAATTCCACGAATTTTATATTCGGGAATATCTCCCATATCCCTGTCACGATCCGATACATAAACTATATCTGACATAGGATAACACAATTTCACAAGTTTCAATAAATTACATGCAGTTCCGTCAACATCATGGAAAGAAAACACCTCATCTACAACACTCAGACTTTCCATAATTTCTTTTCTATGTTCGAATGAGTTTTTTGTAATTACTTTGTGCATATTCATGTAATCATCCGAATACAAACCAACAATCAACCAATCACCTTTGGATTTACAGGCTTTGAGTATTTTGACCTCTTCATAGGTTATGCCATCAAACTCTCCGCATATAACAATGATCTTTTCCCTAGGTTTCATGGTAACATGTCTGGAAATGCCTCTTTTACAAACTTATAATCTAATCCCTTTACACCTAAATCTTTTTGGAATATACCAAGAATGATTTCGGCTTCTCTAGGTTCAATTGATTCGAGCATCTGTACTAAGAGCTCTTTACTTCGTGTTGCACTAAGTGTTTCAGCAGTTTGATTGCCTTCCAAAAACATATACATTTTCCTTAGCTGGGCGCTGAGGCTATCATATGTTAAACCTGGCATCATGTCTGTTGGTATCTTGTAGTTGTCTGGCAACTCTTTTACTTTCCACTTGAATTGTGGGTGGTATGTAAGTTTTAATACATCAACCAATGCTTGTGATAAATTTTGACCAATAACTTGCATTCGTTCTTTTTTATTTCTGGCAGCCTCAAACTCATCAAAAATTTCATATAAAAACTTCATTAAAATTCCTCAAGTACTTCAATCAGACCTTTTAGTCTGTTGGCAATTAAATAATCCAAAATCTTTCCTTTGGACACTGGTTTAGTCTCATCATAACTATTTATAATTTTCGATTTGATATCCTCTGGTATCTTTTGTAGGTCAATCAGTGTTTGATTGCGAGAGAAACCAATGCTAGCATTCTCATCTTCCCAATCCATATAATCGGATGCCATCATCTTATCGAACCGGCCTTTACTAATTGTTGTTTGTCTCATATCACGCACAAAACAATCGGCCGGCGACAATACGTTAGGAATACCATCACCTCTATCACCACGAATGATTTTTTCTTTCAAATCATTTATTGGATTTTCCGAAATGATAAATTTCTTCATAGCAGGATTATATTGTTTAACTGTGTTTTTAGTTAAACCATTATATTGTTGCAATTGTAAGAAATCACCATCACTTGAAATAATCAAAATGTTTTCGTGCATGATGTGCCTAGGAACAAGTGTTCCGATAATGTCATCAGCCTCTGCACCCTCAACATCAATAACCTTGTATGGAAAGTTTTCTTTGAGTTCTTGCTTAAACTTGGAAAGCATGTCAAAGATTAGATGCCAATCCAAGTCGGACTTTTCTCTAGACTTCTTACGGCCGGCTTTGTAGAAAGGAAAGAAATCCTTGCGCCAGTACTTGCGGTTATCAGAACACATCACAACTTCACCATACTCTCTACGAAAGTTCTTTAGGTGAGTCCTAATGATGTTTAGGATCATGTGACGAATGAGGTCTTCTTCTAACTTTGCTCCTTTTTGGCCGGCAATTTGTGCCATCAAGCCGGACAATAGGACTTGGTTCAAGTCAACGAGAATCATAATATCTTTCAGATTTAAATAAGAATATTTTACATCATGCTGTTGAATTTGTCAAGCGCATCGGTCATAAAAATGTCGGAGGTAGTTGTTTTCTTTGCAACCAAACCAAACCAGCCATTTGGAATTAAACCGGAGATGTATTCTCTTGGATCCGATAATACCGCATCAAAATGATCTAAATTATCAACATTGCCGGATTCTTCATTACACTTAAATAATAATATATGCCACATAGAACCAATTTCTGTGGCACTTACTGGTAATCCTGGTGTTTTATACTTACTTGATTTTATATGTATACTCTCATCATCTTCACTGTCAGGCAAAAAGAACAGAGCATCATAATCTTCAATATCTTCCAAAAAATCTAACATTGTAATCCTTTAATGTGTGATTTTCTAACTCGTACCATAATCCACGAATTATAGTAATCATCACTTTCCAAAACACCATTTATAAATTGTTCTTTTGCTTCCAGATAACCACATTCACCTTTTGATTTACATAAGTGTATTATTTCTCTGGTAAAGTTTTCTTTGCCATTCAAAGTTACATCTTTTTTAAGTTCTTCGTTTGAACCATAATATATTTGCCAATTACTGGCCACTTTGAGTTTCTTTTTCTTGCCATTGACCTGTTTGGTCTTGGCAGCATAAAAGAATTTTTTACCGATATATTTTTTACCTGTAACATGACTGGTGATGATATATACGAATCCGTAATTCTCACCAATCATGTCTTCTGTGAAATCTATGGAGTTATGTGTCCAATTCAATC